AAGAAGGAGATGTATCTTTAAGAGATATAAATTCTTTAGTTAACACTATAGGAAAAGGGTATGAAAATATAGTATTAAAAAATGAAGAAGGAAAGCCTTTTTTTATTACTATTAGTAATAATATACTAAACAAATTAAAGAAAGAAAGTCCAGAGCAAATACAATCTGCAATAGATTACTTAAATATGACTAGTGAACCAGAAAATGCTATTACTAGTATAGAGCAATTTAAAGCAGCAGATTTAGGAAAGTTTATAAAAGAAAATCAAGAAGGTAGTAAAGAGTTTGTAGAATTAATCAATTCATTAAATGCATTGAGTTCTGTAGAACAAGATAGACTTTTTGATCCTATTGCTCAATTTTTAAATATTGCTGCTTTAGAAGCACAGGCTGAATTTGATTATAAGATAATGAGTAATGAAGATACCCAAACTTCATTTATGGCAGAGTACCTTAATAAAAGGGAAAAGCAAATTAGAGATTATATAGATAAAATAAATGATCCTAGAAATATAGCAGAAGCAGTAGCAGCTAGTACATTAAGTAAGCCTGAAAAAGCTAAGATTAATTTTATGGAAGTTCCAGAAATAGATTATTCTCAAACTAAAGAAATAGTAGCAGCTCAGTATAAAGCTAGGTTAGAAAAATTAGAAGAGCTTATAAAACTTTCTGAAAAAGATGACAATTTAAAAAAGTATTTTCAAAAATTAATAGACGAAACTAAATTAAAGTATAAAGAATATTTAGAAAATCAAAAACAAAAACAAGGAACTACACAAAAGACTCATGTAATTCCTTTTGCAGATTATATAATTAATATTACTGATGAGGGTTTTAATAAAGAAAATACAGAAGAAATAGCAGAAAACATAAAGTTAATGGGTATTGCTAAAGATTCTAATGAGATTTTAAGCAACCTTACTATAAAATTAGAAGACTGGAAACAAACAGAATACAAGGATAGCAGACAAACACAGGGAAATCCTAATATAGATGTATCTTTTGGTTTTGAAGGAGATAATACTAAAGGATTATATGTTTATTACAAGGATAAACTTATAGGAGGGTTTCCTCATCCTAATAGGTTTAAAGTTAAAACACCACAAGGATTAGTAAATATAGATGTTACTGATATAAATCATATTACAATGTTAAATCCTGACTTCATTGAAAATGGAAGTTTATCAGAAGAAGGAAGAACATTTGTACAGAATCTTACTAATACTAGAAAGTTATTAGAAGATCTTAAAATGCTAGGAGATGTTGTAACATCAGAAAGACTTAAAGAATTTGTAGTATTTAAAGAGAGACTTAATTTTACATCAGACCCTCAAATTACCACTACTTTAAATGAATTTTTAGAAGAACCAATAAGAGAAGAAGAAACTATTACTAATTTTGATAGGTTTGCATTTCCTATAGAATATAAAATTAATAGAAGGAAAGCGACTTTTGCAAATGGAGAACCTGTTATAATTTTATATGAAAATAAACAAGGTAGGAGTATTTTTAAAGCTAGATTTAAAGATGGAAGAGAAGAAGTATTACAAGGAAAAGTCTTAGAAGTAGTAGAAAAGATAAAAAATGATGTAGAAAAAAGAATGGGTAGAGAATTAAATAATAATAGGCAAATTATTATTAGAAACTCTAATTTTTATCAATTAGTAGGATTACAACAAATTAGACTTAAACATAGTATAGAGGATGAAGCTACTTTTTTAGATAATTTAAAATTTAATTTAGCTATATTAAGAGCCATATCTCCTGAAAAATTAAAAGAATTAAAAAATAAATCTCAAGCAGATGATACTTTTACTTATCGTTGGTTATTTGATGAATTAAAAAATGATTTTGGTTTTACAGATGCACAATTAGATTTGGAAAGACATCGTTCTGAGTTTTTAAATGTATCTAATTATTTAATAGAAACAAATCCTAATGCTACTTTATATCATACTACTAATGAAAATAGTAGTGTAGAAGTACTATTAAATTTTGACTCTAATAGATTTAATAAGAGTGGCCAATCCAAAATATCTATTAAAGTAAATAAAGTTTCTAAGCCAGTAACTGCTGTAGTATATGAAAAAGACGGTAAATTAGTAGGTTCTTATAGGAGAAAAAATAATAAAGGAGTAGTAGAATCTATTCCAGTAGTAATAGATTCTGTAGAAAAATATATTTATTTTATAAATGCTGTAATTAAATCTGTTCCTCTTTTAAGAGAGATAGATATAGAATATAAAACTAAGGTAAAGGCTACTAAAGAGGGAAAAGAGTTAGATAAATTTGAAAAAACTTTAATTAGCAGTGATAAAGATTGGCAGTTATTAGAAAACGCAGCTAGAAAAACAGAAGTTAAAGGAATAAATATTGCTTCATTGCCTAATAAATTTGGAGAAGAAAAAATAGCAGGTATACCATCTATGAATGGTAAATTAGCTCCTAAGAAATCAGAAAGAGTTGTGCAGCCTGTTAGAAAAACAAAGGCTAAAGAAGAACCTCCAGAAGGAGAACCGACACAAGACTTTGAAGATTTAGTAGGAGCTACAGATAGAAAAACTAAACTAACTAAATTAAAAGATTTAATATTAAATACTCAGGACTTAGAGTCTATAATGAATGATGTGTTTAAGGTTTTAGATGAAAAAAAATATCAAGAGTGGCAAGAAACTTTAAGTGAAGAACAACTTATTGCTGATCTAGAAGACTCTTTAAAAAAAGCTAAATCAGAAAATGAACAGGGAATTATTATTAGTAGATATCTTCTTCCTAAATTTATAGACACAGAGTTAGCTTTATTAGAACAAGAAGATTCATTAGATGAAGACCATAATGGAGATCCAAATCCAGATACTAATCCTAGTATAAATAAAGAAAATGTAAAAGAAACTATATCTAAAATAGCGGAAACTTATAAAGATAATATAATAGAATTATTAGGATTAGCTAATAATAGTCTTACTTTTGAGCAATTTCTTGATTTAACTTATGAAGTATATTTAGATCGTACTAAAATTAATGGAGTTAATTTTTATATAGTAGGAGGGATTACTTCTATAATAGATACTATTGAAGATGGAGCTCCTTTTAGAATATCACAAGAACATAAACAACATATTAATATAGAAGAAGCAAAAGCTAATATAGTAGAATTATTAGGAAATTCTATATCCGCTTATGAAGTTACTGATCTTGCTAGAAGATTAGGTATGCAGCCTAATGTTTCTGTAAGTAGATTTATTAATGGTGCAATAGAACTTGATTCTAGAGCAGAAGCAGGAACAGAATATCATGAAGTTTTTCATGCTGTATTTAGAACTTTCTTATCTGATTTTACTATATCAGAAACTTTTTCACAAGCTAAAACTAGGTATGGCGCACCTACACAAGCACAACTTGATAATTTCGTAAAGGAAGAACCCCTTACTAGGTCTACTTTATCTCGCAAGCAACTTGAAGATTTGTATCTTGAAGAAAGAATGGCAGAAGAATTTAGACATTACATGTTGGGTAAAAAATCTCAACCTTCTGGACTAATAGGTAGGATATTTAAGGCTCTTAAAGATTTTGTAAGATCATTAATAGGTAAAAAAGATCAAGTAGAATTTCTTTTTGAGAATATAGCATCTGGTAAATACAAAAATGCTAAACCTATTTATAGTGTATACTCTAAAGAAGCTCCTAGTGCTTTTATGTTACTGAAAAGCTTTTCTGGGTTTAAAGAAGATGGTTCTCAAATAGTAAAACATTTAAATAGAGAAGACGCATCTACAATAATAAATGATATAGCTAGTAAACTGTATGATAAACTAAGTAATGTATCTGAAAAAGAAGAATCAGATACCTATAAAAAATTATTTAGTAATTTGTTTGATGTTACCTATAAAGAATTAACTTATTATTATAGTCCTGCTAATTTTAAAGAAGAGTTAGATCAATTAAAACAAGACGCTACTTTAACTCCATCTCAAAAATCCTTAATAGAAAGTAGACTAAATACTAAATATAATGCTTTTGGTATAAATGAAAATAGGAAGAAGATAAAAAAAGAAGTAGAAAAACTATTAGATTTTCATATAAAAACATTATCTGAATATTTAGAAGACGAGAATAAAAAACCAGAAGATAAAAATACAAAGGAAAATTGGATGGAGGAATCGTCTTCAAAAGGGGGAATAGATAGATTCTCTGCTAAAATGAGGGCATTAATAGGATTTGCCTATGCTCCAAGAGATGAATTTGGTTTCGGTAATATTATAGATTTAAAAAACCCTAAGTACAGTAGACCAGTATTTACTTCTGCTATTTATAGTGGCATTATTAAATCAATGAGTAATACTAGAAAAAAGGATATGTTAAATAAATACAAGAAGTATTGTAAAAACAATCCTAATAGTCAATTCTTTTATGACTTTATTACAGATAAGATTTATAAAGAGCTAACTACAGAGTATCGTAGAGCAAATAATGTTATACCTTATAACTTAGAAGACCTACATGAACAATCATTTGAAGAATTAGCAAAATCAAATAACTATAATTTATTTATAACTGCTGCACAGGGTACTTCTCTTAAATATAGAGACGTTGGTTATGATTCTAGTAAAGGACTATTTAATACTTTATTCGCAAATAATAGAGGGGCGCAAAATGAAATATATGCTAATTGGAGAAACAATTTTGATTCTACCCCACTTACAGCAGCCCAAGCTAAAAAAGTAGCAGAAGAATTAGAGGCTATTTATGATAAGAACTCAGAAACAGATATTGATACAATGTTAACTTCTGAAAATTCTAAGCAATTGTTAGAAGAAACTGTAGATAGAATAAAAGCTCTTTATGAAAAATTAGGAATAGTTTTAAGTAGAGGATTTATTGAGTATTCTTATTTAAAAGATAATCAAAAGTATATAGAAGATGCTATTTTAGGAAATGAGTTAATAGAAAATAAGTTTATAAAATATATATATGATACTATACAATTAAATTACAATGATCCTACTATAAAAGAAATAATGGCAGATCAGTTAATAGCCGCTATTACTAAAAATACTGTTAAAAAACAATTATTTTATGTAGATGATTACAGTACTGTAGAAGCAAACGCTGAATTACAAGCTAAAAAAGAGGAAGAAGAAAATGATTCTATTTCTACTAGATTAAAATACTTAGCTGTAGCTAATAGTATTTTTGATGAGTCTGTAATACCTAGTTCCTTTAGGAATATGAAAGGAGACTTAGTACAATCTGAGACTTATAGCTTCTTCGTATCTCAACAATTTGCCAATCTTAAAGAAGCTATTTTATTAGATCTTTTTAAAGAAATTAAAGATTTAAAAACACAGTATAAAGATTTGTACCTTGTTCCTGTAGAAGAAAAAGAAAGAGTAACAAAATTAATGACAGAGATTTATGAAGAACTAGGGTCTTCTTTTCCAGATGATATTTATAAGTACCTTTCTTTAAATTCTTTATTTTATAATCCTATACTTAATTTAGAAAATGGGGTAGAAATCATAGCAAAATTAGAATTGGAAGTAGCAGGAGGAGCTAGAGATCAAGCTCTAACAGATGAAGCAGGTGAAAATAAATCTCCAGAACAAATAGAAGAAGAAGAAAATAGTGGGGATTCTAAAATTAATAAAGTATTAAAAGACAGAACAGAAGGAACTAATTATAACGATCTTAGTATAGCAGCTAAATTACTATACTTAATGTCTTTAGGAGCATCAGTTAAAAAGAAGTACATTGTAGGAGAAAATATTCCATTTTCAGTATACTTATATTCAGTTAACTCTGATAAAAGTAGACAATATTTAGTACAAGCTCCTAAATATGATATGATGGAAAAAGGGAAGCTTTCTAATATTGCTTTAGATTCTTTAAGTTCTATTTTTATGGGAGAATTAGATATAATTATATCTAATCTTGGAACTCAACAAACAGAAATAAAAGGGTACAATATTAATCCAGAAGATAATGGATTTAATTTTAATGTATTTAAAAGTAATAACCCTGAGTCTATTATAACTACTTTTACTAACGAGATAAAAGAAAGGCTAACCTCTGATCCTACTTCTGATCTTAGTGATATATTAGGACAAGGTAATTCTAGATTAAAAGAAATGCTTAATGAGTTTATACAAGAAAAGACGGATGATTTAGTTAGTTTAATGATTTCTCCTAAAGTAGGATTAGCCTATATAAGTAAACAAACTATAAAAGGAAATGAAATAGAATCTTTAAAACTTACTCAAGGTAGTAATTTACCTGCTATATATATAAATGAAAGTAGAGAGATAGTTAAAAGTGCGCTTTCTAATTTTGTAGTAAATGACTTTTTAATGTCTTATTCTGCTCACACTTTAATAAACCATAATAACAATATAATCTCTTTTAAGAATACTACATTAGAGGCTATTAAAAGAGAATCTACTTCTAGTGCTACTGGAGCAGATATGGGTAAGGGAACAAGCATTGTATCTGCAATAAAGGGCCTTAGATTAAATATAGAAGAAGAAGAAGCTGTAAAACATGGTGTAGTAAATAAGAATGGCTTAATAGAAACTATGGATGCTATTACTTACACTAATTCAAGATGGTACTTAAATACATATTTAAGTTCTCAAGGTCTTAAACCTCCTGTAGTAGAAAGAATATTTAGGAAAAAAATATTAAGAGGACTTCCTTTAACTAAAAAAGAATGGGAAATATTATATGCAGAAGATGCAATACCACAATCACTGAAGTTACAAGGAAACGATCATTATTTTACTTCTAAAACCTCTGTATTTAATATTAATAGGCGTACTACATCTATGATAGTAGGAAATATAGACGATTTAAATGCTATATTTGATCTTATTGATAGAATGGAAATAGAAGGAATTTCTTTATTAGAGTTAGATGGGGCTTTTTATACTAAACAAGAGTTACTACAAAAAACTCATTCTTTTTATTTACCAATTAGAGGTAGAGAAAGACTTCATAATATGTTAAATGATATGGAGCTTTTAAAATCAGATTTAGTTATGACTGATTCTGCTCTTAAAAAAATACTACCTAAATACGGAGAATTTAATTCTCAAACGAATAGTTATGATCTAAGTGGATTCCAATTTGAAGTTTCTAATCAAGCTATTAGAAAACAAGTAGAAACTTCTGGTATTTCTAGTACTGTTAATGGTCTTACACAAGCATTAAATCTCATTTGGATAGAAACATCATCTAAAGAAATAACCTTTAATGAAAATAAGAAAATAAAAGGAACAGATTTAGTAGAAGCATATCAAAAATTAATAGCTAGTAGAATAGGAAAAGGTATTGTAGAAAAGAGACAAGAACTTATAAAAAAAATATTTAATAATGATAGAGCTAGATATGATATAATGCTTCAAAAATTCAGAGATACAATAGAATCATCTGGAGGAACACCTCATGTATTAGAAATGTTTAGCACTGATGATGCAGGAGTTAATCCTAAGTATGGTCTAAACTTTCCTTCTATAGAAAGTAAGTTTGAAGCAATGTTTTTGTCTATGGTAAGTAATAAAACATTAAAACATTCTGTAAGTGGAACTAAATTTATATTAGTTCCTGATTATGGTTTTCAAATACAAGATGCTAAGACTGGAAAATACAGAAGATTAAGACACAGAATAGAAGAAAACGGTAATTATTATAGTGAAGTAATAGTTAGTAAAGCATATGCTAAGATGCTAGGTTTGGAAATAGGAGATGATATTCCGCCAAAACTTTTGAAGTTTTTTGGAGTTCGTATTCCTACTCAGGATAAACACTCTATGGGTAACTATAAAATAGTAGACTTCACACCAGAAGAAAATGGTAATATGATAGTATTACCTATTGAAATTATATTACTTGCAGGGTCTGACTTTGACATTGATGCTTTATACTCTCAATTACCATCTTCTTTTAAAGATAATAAAGAGATTATTTTATATGGAGAATATCTTACTATGTTACCAGAAGTTCATAGTATAGAAAATAGAGTTGTACAAGCTAAAAAAGAATTTTATTCGTATCTATTAAATAATAACGAAGCTTTAATGGCTTTTCTTAAAAAAGAAGGGCTGCATAAAACATCATATATTAAGTTAAGTCCAGAAGATATAGAGTTATTAAAAGCAGGTATTACTTTACTTAATATCAAAGATTTTAATGAGCAGCAAGTTAGAAATAATATTACTGCTTACGATAACGGTAAAATTAAAGATATAATTCCACAAAGCATAGAGGAAACAAATAATTTAATGTTATCTATTCAAATAGCATTGAATCATAATGAATATAATAAAGCTATAGCTGCTACAGGAGCTGAAAGAACTGTATTTGAAGAGACTAAAAAAAGATTTGAAGAACTAGGATTAGTTAATGATAATAGAATAACAGAAAGATATAGCTTTGCTAATAAACTTTTATTAGATGAGTCCTTTCAAATGGGTAAAAGAAATGTAGGTATTGCAGCTAAAACTAGTACTACTTTATCATATTTAGCAGGAAGAGTTTTTCAAGATAAAGATATTAGTATTTTTGGAAGGAATAAATTTGATTTAAATCTTAATGAAAATGCAGAACTAGTAAATAGTAATGGAGAAAGAGTAATGTTTATATCAGATCAATCTATAACAGCACAGGTTGACTCTGGTAAATACCAAGACCCTTACAACTTTAATTTAACAGAAGATTCTCTAGCTATATTTTCAGCAGGTATATTAGTAGGGCAAGGATTTAGAGGAATGTTACATTTTTTAAATCTTCCTGCAATAATAGACTTGACAAATACTATGGCTAAAGAAAAGAATAACCCCTTTTCAAAAGGTATTCTTAGTATAGAAGATGCTATAACAATAGTATCTAAAAGAAATGGATTAGATGAAGTTAGTGTAATAAACAGTAAGTACCTTACTGAAAAGCTGCTAATAGCTACTTTAGAATATACTGCTCCAAGCCCTAATAAAACAACTGATGAATTTGTAAAACTGTTAAATGAATTAAAGATTGAAGTAACAGATGCAAATATAGACAACATTATATTAAGAATACAAAAAACAGCATTATCTCAATATGAGCTATTAAAGACAGTAGCAGAAGATATGAGAAGTTTTGGAAATATCACATCTCTATTAAAAGGATTAGATTCTACTTTTGCAGAAACAACTAATATAGAAACGTCTATTGAAAGAGTTAGATCTAAATCTTTTATAGTTGATGGGGATGCAGTATTAAATGACCATCTTATATTAACTGGTTTAATATCAGGATATGAAGAAAGTATGAAGATTTCTAAGTTATTCTTTTTATTAGAAACTGCTTTTCCTAAATTTGTTTCTAATATAGTTTTAAAAAACCTGAAACAAAGAAAAAGAACTAATGTAAAAAGTATAGATAAGTTAAGAAAACAATTACTTGCTTTCTTTACAGCTAGAGCAGTTAGAAATAATAAACAATTAATAGATGGATTTGATTTATTATTTACTCCTGATTTATCATTAGAGTTAATACAGTTAATGAAAGAACCAGAGTTTGCAAATAATGCTTTTTTAAACTACTTAAAGTTTAATGTAATACCACATAGTTTTGGGGAATTTGCAGGAGGAAATGTTTATAACATTAGCATGGACACAATGAGCAAAAAAGAGTCTATGACACAATCTGCTATATTAGATGGGTTTACTCAATTGCATTTAAATCCAAAAGCTAAACATTTGACCCATAAGTTAATAAACTTTTCTTTAATAAAAGACTCTTTTATATTTAAGAATGGAAGTTTTGCTACTAATATAGAGCCAGATATTTATAAACAATTTGGGTTATTCGATATTACTAATAAAACTTTAGAGATATTTTTAAAAGGAGACGGTTCAAAAATAAAAGAACATTTTGGAATTTCAGCTAAAGAATTGGCTTTTGAATTTACTAATTTATATTTAAAGTATACAAAAAATAGAGATGATGTAGAAAAAACTACTTTCAAAGCATTAGCTAAAGATGAATTAAAAGATGTAATTACAATAGGAGATACTTCTATTACGGTAGATATTAAAACTAATTTAGAAGATTACATAATAGAATCAGAAGATGAGGAAATAGTATCTAAAGTAGACTTTAAGAAAAAGAAAAAAGATTTTTTAGATAAAATAGATAGACTTATTGACAATTCTAAGTTGTTTAAGAAAGAAGAAAACATGTTAATTTTTCCACATGCATTTAAATTAACTAAGGTAAATAATATATTTGTACCTGTTGAGGTAGAATTTTTAGAAAAAGATGAAAAAACTGGTAAAAATAAATTAAAAATTGCTAAATTAGTAGACGGAAAATTCGATAATTTAGACTTTTTAGATAAAGAAGGTAACATAGTAGCAGTAAGAGTTGTGTACGATCAAGAAACACATATAGGAAGTAAAACTCTTAGTCCTTACTTTTTATCTACACAAGAGCATAATTTAATATCTGAAAATGGATTAAGTTCTGTATATGAAAATATTAAAACTGAGATAGAACCTGTAGCAGCTATTCAACAAGAACAACAAGAACAAGAAGAAGAACCTACTCAGAGTCTAGAAGAATTACAAGAAAAAGAAACTAAAAAAACTATTAATATATATGCAGGTACTAATGAAAATGCACATTTAAGTAATTTTGCTAATAGACCGTTTAGTTTTCAAAATCAGGATTTTGATTCTGTAGAACAAGGGTTTCAATATGCTAAAATAGCTTATACTAGTGCTTCTGAATCTACATTTAATAATAATATAGCTCAACAAATTCTTGATTCTAAATCTGCTTTTGAAATTAAATCATTAGGAAAAAAGTTTAAAGGTTTAAATTCTAAAACATGGGATGAAGCAAGTAGTCAAAGAATGAAAACTTTAATTAAAGCTTCTTTTGAACAAAATCCTAAAGCACTTGAAAGATTAATAGCTACAGGAGACGCTACTTTAACACATATACAAGATAAAAGTAAATGGGGTACAGAGTTTCCTAAATTACTTATGGAAGTTAGAGAAGAACTAAAAAAAGAAAAAACTAAAGAAACAACATTTAAAAAGGAAATGGATAAATTTTATACGTCAATAAAAAATCCTACTAATATGGCTTTGTTTCTTGAAGAAGGAGAAATAGACTTGGAACGGGCTAATGTTATTCTTTCTGTTAAAAATGTATTAGAAGAACTTGTAGAAGAAGAATTTAATAAACAAAAGAATCTTCCAGAAGGAAAAAGAGATCCTATTGAAAAAATAATTACTAATGTTATTAGGTGTAAATTTTAATTAAATTATTATGAAAAAGTGTATTAACTTATCAATACCACAATTTAAAGAATTTTCTGATAAATATGGAGAGACTAAACTTTCTGTTATATTAGATAATTTTTCTGATGATTATATACCCACTTTAGAAGAATTATATGCTGCTACAACAGAACAATCTAGGATAGAAGTAGAAAGAGTTAATAATTATTATGAAGAGTCTGCACAAGCTGCTAGAAATGTGGCTGTAAAAGAATACGGAGAAAATGCTGTAACTCCTATTACATCTACTAAAGATAGTAGAGGTAGAACAGTACATACTTTTATAATTAAAAAAGCAGTAGCTGATGAACAGAGAGTTAATTATCAGTTTAAACTCATAAATGGTTTAAATAAAATTAATAGAGGTAAATTTGAGTCTTCTAAACTAGAAGGTTGGTTAAATGATCTTAGAAAACAAGGAGTAAACAATCAGCAATTAGAATTTTTTAAAAATATTGCTAAAGATGGTATGTCTAAAGGAGATATAATTATAGAATTACTAGCTAATTATAGTTATATTGTTGAGATTAATACTGCTAAAAATCCAAATAAAGGAGATGATTTTATTTATACTAAAGAAGGGGATAAATTTTATAAAAATACTCCTTATGATGGTAAAGTAGAAATTAGTAAAGAAGATTATATAAAATATATTGAAAAAAATTCTGAATACTATTCTAATCTAACAGTTCCAGGAGGTACTAACTACACAGAAAATGAAATAGCTACACCTGCTATTACTCCTAGTATTAAAGGTCATGCTCAATTTGCTACTGATAAAGGTATAGGTTGGTTTAGAAGTGATGATAAAGCAGACCGTATTTATAACAAAGAAGAAGAAGTTAAAGATGAAAATGGTAATATTCTTGTTTCAGGTGGTTATTCTTACATTAAAAGTAATAACAAAGCTCGTAGAATACTAGAAGTACAATCTGATATTTTCCAAAAATCAAGAGATATTAAAAGTGCAGAAGATATATACGCTGAAATGAAAAAATCAGGTGAATTAATTGTAGATTGTGGGTGAATATATTGAAATTTATTTGGTAAATCAGAATGTATTTTGTATCTTTGTATTATGAAAGCACCAGATTATAAAGGAAGTTGTATATATGTAATTAAGAATAATATAAATGAAAAATGTTATATTGGTTCAGCATATCATTTTAATAATAGAAAATATGCACATGATTGGAAATTAAGAAAAGGTATTCATGTAAATACTATCTTACAAAATTTTGTAAACAAATATGGAGTAGATAGTTTGTATATAGAAATATTAGAAAAAGTAGAAGATGCTATTGAACTTATAAAAAAAGAACAATGGTATATAGATAATCATAATTCTGAATTTAATATTCTTAAAATTGCAGGAACAGATTATCATATTGAAAGAAAAAGAAAAGATGAAACTAAAAAATTAATTTCAGATAGTAGAAAGGATTTTAAATATACAGATGAAAGCAAAAAGAAAATGTCTGAAACAAGGATTAGAAAAATAGCAGAAGGACAGCTTAATAGTAAACTAACTGCTGAACAAGTAAGAGAAATTAAAACTCTTTTAAAAGAAGGCAGAAAAGGTAAAGATTTAGCTTTACAATTTAATGTAAAACCATCACAAATTTCTAATATTAAAAAAGAAAGATGTTGGACTAATCTAACAATAGATTAATTATGGCGTGTAAACATATATATAAAGGAATAACTTATAACTCTAAAGAAGAGTTTATTGAGAAAGTTGTAACTCCTCAAGTACAAACTTTAACAGGTAGAAAATTTGAAAAAGTAAAACCTGTAGGTAGATTAAATACTGTAAAAAAACAACTAGAAGAATTAGAAAGTGGAAATATACCAGATTTTTTTAGCTCTACTACAAATTTTTATGGTATACTATCTCAAAATGAAAGTGTTTTTCAACACAAAAATCAACTTGTTATTTGGCAAAAAGAAGAATATAATGAAAAAGTTAAACCTTATGTAAAAGGAGAATCTCAAAATCAACATGGTGTAAAATTTTGGATTTTAAAAGATAATATTCAAAAAGAGTTAATAGAAGAATATAAAAACAAATTAAAAAAAGAAATTGCTAATCAACCTAATTTAGAAAGAGAAGAAATATTAAGGGTAAAAAAAATTAATGAAGAAATAGAAAAAGAAAATGAGAACTTAAAAAGTAAAAACCAATTTCTTCAACTCTTAAACAAAGATAATAATTGGGTAACATTCTTTGTTAAATCTATTATACAAGATAGTTCTAAGAAAGGTTATGAAAAAATACTTTTTCCGAGTGGCAATACAGCCAGTAAAATTGAAGGTCATACTACTTTAGAAGAGTTTAAAAAACAGAAAGAAGATAGGATTAAAGAACTTGAAAAACAAGAAATTGATAATCAAAATAAGATTGGTAGTAAACGTAAAACTGGTTTAGGAGAATATATTTATACTGAACAAAACTATAAAGAAGATAAAGAAAATATTTATACTGAGGTAAATCAACTTAAACAAGAACTTAAAAGAGTAGAAACAGAAGGGTTTGGTGCTTTAAAACCTATTTATAATTTCTATGAAAATACTGTAACTAATATACTTAAAAAACAAGGATTAAGCTCTAAAGTAATTACTGATGAGTATGGTAATACTTGGAATGAAGTAGAGGTAGATAATGTAAGAGATTTACAGAATATAGAATTACAAAGAAACATACCACAAGATAAAGTAGATCAAGTTTCTAAAGATGTATTAGTAAGTACTATAGAGAAATTACGTCGTCAATTTAATTTAGATATTAGATTTGATGAGTCTATATCTGTATTAGGTACGGTGGATGAAAATGGAGTTATTAGAATTAACCCTAATAAAGCTAAAGGAGATACACCATTTCATGAGGTAGCTCACATATTAGTAAGAGCCTTAAAAGAACAAGATATTAAATTATATAATTCCTTAATAAGAGAATTAAAACAAACATCATCTAAAATAATAGAAATTACAAAAAGTGTATACTCTGATTATAGCACAGAAAGACAATTAGAAGAAGCATTAGTTACTTTAATAGGAATAGATTCTTATGCTAAATTTCAAGATAAAGATATTAAGATTTCCGAAGAACAGAAGTCTCTTATTCAAAGATTCTTCGATTTTATCTCGCAATTTATATCAGATATATTTAGAACTAGAGATACTATTGATCTTTCATCAGTTGCAACAATAGGAGATTTAGCTAATATATTAGTAGCTGAAAAAACAATTGATTTAAGTAAATATGCTTCTGGAAATAGAGACTTTCAAAGAGATGTTAATACTTCATTCTCAAATGCTTATAATTCAGCTAATGAAGTACAAAAAGGAGTATTAGATACTATAAATGAGAATATATTAAAATATAATTATAGGGTAAATCCAGTAACTAATAGGTATGAATCTACTGAATCAGACGTTAAATTACGTCGAGGTACAGAAGTAATGAATGAAATGCCTTTTTATTCTTATGAAGGAGAATCTGATATTAGAAATTTAAGTACTAATTGGGGAAATATAATAGATAAACTAGCGGAATTAATATTTCAGGGAGTATCTGTATTAGATGCTACTAAAGAAGCTCTTACATTATCTAAAGAAGGTACTATTAATGAAATTCAATTATTTGAATTAGGAAACGCTTTTAATATGTATAAAACTAGTAGAAGAAAAAGTGTATTTTTAACTCAATTAGTTCCATTTAATGAACAAGAAGGGGTAGCATCTGCTATAGATATAATAGAAATAACAGATAAAGGAAAAGTAATAGTTTTAGATGTTAAAAGCTCTAAAAGAAATGTAAAGGGTAGTTATTTTTATACTAATAAAAACGGAGAGAAAAAAGAAAAGAGTTATTCAGATTCTTTTAAACCAGGAAAAGCCAGTTTGAAGCAAAAACATGAAGGGCAATTATCTATTCATACTGGTCTATTAGCTTCTAAAGGAATAGCAGTAGAAGAGATTAAAGTTATAGCAGCGCATTTAAGTGAAATAGATAATAATACTGTTACTAAAATAATATTTGAAAACACTGTAGATAATTTAGATATAAATTTACCATTAGCTAGAAAATATTCTATTGATACAAAATTTAAAGGGGAGAAAATAACAATTGGAAATGAGACTATACAAGCTCAGACCTTACATGAGAAGGTACTTTTGTTATTACAGGTAGAGATAGATAATTTAAATAGAGAGGGGGGTATGTTTTCTGAAGTAAGAAAAAATAAACTTGAAAAACTTCAAAATAGTATACGTGGAATAAAAGCAGGTAAAGCATTAGAGGCATTTGTAAATGAAATACACTCTATGTTTGTTTTCTATACAGATAAAGAAGGTATAGAAAGAGACCCTTCTATAGTAATAGAAGCTAATAGAATTATTAAGACCATAGAAAATGGAGAATTTGAAGATGACCTAGATGCTTTATATAGTTTAGAAGCTATTACAGAACATATTGATCTTTTTAGACCTACTATAGAGGAATTAAAAAAATTCTATACTAAAGTATTAAAAAATTCTAATAATAATGTTGAGGTATCTTCTAGTTTTAAGAAGATGGAGCAAATAATAACTAGATTTGATCAAATAGAAAATAAAATAACATCTTTAGTAAAGCCTAAAGTAGCATCTTTATTAGGTAAAATGATGCATAGTAAATTAAAGACTAATGTACAACCTCATTTAGATAAATTATACGCACAGTATGAGTCGGAGTCTATTAAAATTACTAGAAAGTATGAAATTAAAGCAAGTTTAGCTACTGATAATTTATCTAAAAATAAAATCTCTGTAGAAAAAATAGAAGCACTTAATAAAATAAAAGAAAAATACGATCAAGCTGTTGAAAGAATAACTTCTTTTTTAGGAGATGAAGATAGTATAATGAAGTTATTAGACAATGGATATACTGGTATAGATTTAGCAGATGGATGGTTAACTTCTGCTAAAGATATGCCAAACCCATTACTTGCTAATTTTACCAAGTTGTATGAGCGCAAATTAATGGAAGTAAGACAAGAGGTACAAGAATGGGGTATATCTGCTTCTAAAATAGTTGAAGAATTTAATGGAAAAATTACAGTAAATTCTGCTAATTTAAATAATGAATTTATAGAAGAAAGAGATGGAAAATTATCTTTAGTAGGACAGTTTGATTTAATAAAATTTGATGAAGAAAGAAAAGAAGCCTATGATAGAATAGAACTAGAATTAGAAGATACAAGTGCTCAAAATAGAGCAAAAAGAAATTGGTATTTACAAAACACAGACGAAGTAGGAGAAGAAGATGTATATATTGAAAATCCTATAACTGGAGAAAAAATAACTTTAATTAAAGGAATTGAAACTATAATTAAAGAACAAGAAGATGTGTTTTTTAAAGAATACGGTACCAAAACAAGCCAAAGATATAGAGAAGCTATGAATCGTTGGTTAGAAGAGAATATTAAAATAGATGGAGGTACTAAAGTTTATGTAGGTTATCAGTTTAGGATTCCGAAAAAGACTCTTTATACAAATGAAAGGTATGAAAGTATACAAAAAGACCCTATTAAAAAGAAATATTATGATTTTATAGCATATACATATGTTTATGCCCATAGTTTGTACCCAAAAAATAGAGGCTATAGGTCTATACTAGATTTACCTGGGGTACATAAAGATACTACAGATAGAATTTCTCAAAATGGAGTTATGGATTATATAAAATACTCTGCAAGAAGCTCATTTGGTGGTATAATAGAAGAAGATGTCAATTTATATGGGAGTGATGCTTATGGTACTTCAAAAATAGTACCTATGAAATATCAAGATAAAATGGAAATTTCAGATTATTCTAGAGATTTAATGGCATCTGCTGCGATATATCTTAAATCTGCAAAAGAATATAAAGTAAATTCATCAGTTAAACCACTTGCTAATTATTTAACTAAAACTATGTCTTCTATATCAGAAAGAAGAACAGCATCTGGTGAGAAGGTAATAAGAAAAAGTGCAGAAAAATTAGGATTAAACTTAGAAAAATATACTTCTAATGATAGTAACATAACTCTGCAAATGTTACAAGCATATATAGATATGAATATATACGGCATAAGACAAAAACAAGAAAAATTTAATATACCCTTTATAAATGCTGCGGTTAACGGAGGTAAGTTAGCTAATTTCTTTATGAATATTACGTCATTAACTAGTATAGCAGCATCTCCATTAACAGCATTAGCTAATATAATGCAACAGGAAACTATGGTTTTAATGGAAGCAGTAGCAGGAGAGTACTTAAACATGAAAAGTTGGAAAGATGCGGATTTGGAATATGCAGCTAGAGAAGTTGATTTTATTAAAGATATGACTAATCCAGTAGGATTAAGTTTAATAAATCAAATGATAGATATTTATGATGCGATTCAAGGAAATTTTGAAGATCATTATGGAAGAGATATATCTGCAAGTGCTGCTAAAAGAATGATGAGAACTAGTACTTTGTATTATATGATGAAAAAAGGAGATCATCATACTTATGTAAGAGCTATGATAGCTTTAATGAAAGATACTAAAATAATTGACGCAGAAGGAAATGAATTAAGTTTATATGATGCTTATGAGTTAGATGGAGCAGGAATAATACAACTTAAAAAAGGAATTAAGTTACCTAATTCTGGAAAAGTTCATTTCGAGATGAAAGAGAAGTTAGATACAATGAATAGGAGACTTCATGGAGTATATGATAAACTAAATCAACCTCAAATACAAAGACATAGTGCAGGGAGATTAATTACAATGTTTCGTAAGTTTATAGTACCTGGAATTAAAAAGCGATATAAAAGAAGGGGTATAGACCACTCATTAGGCAATGTTACAGAAGGGTATTACATTACTTTTCTTAGATTGTTAATAAAAGAAACAAGAGATCTTTTAAATTTTGCAATTCGTAATGAACATAACCTATTACCAGAAGAAGTAAATAATCTTAGAAGATTTTTGTATGAAGCAGTAGTTGCTAGTCTATTAGGAGTAGCAGTAATGCTTTTAGAAAATATTGTAGATGATGAAGAAGATGAAAGTCTTATGTATTATCCTTTATATTTAACTTTTAGACTTTCATCTGAATTTGCTTTCTTCAGAAGTATAGAAGATCAACTTCGTATACTTAGAAGCCCTACTGTTACATATAGTATGATAGAAAGAGTAATGAAATTTTTCTCTCAGTTAATTTTTGATCCTACAGAACAATATCAAACAAGTAGTGGTATATGGGAAAAAGGAGATAGTAAATTATGGGCATACTGGTTAAAAATGTGGGGATTTAATGGTACTACTGTTAATCCAGATATAGCTTATAAAAATTTAAAAAGATTTGAGTTATAAAAGTATAACTCAAATCTTTTAAGATAGTGCATAACATCGTATTACTTTAAATCTGTATATTGTAGTATTAAGTTCTATTGATGATTTAAGTCTACTACATAAGACCCTGTATACTATTTTATTAGTAACAGGGTCTTTTATTTCATGTACTGTAGTATCTTCATGTATACTAGAAAAATTATTTATCAGTTCTATAACATTTATAAATTGAAGTGATGTTGGTTCTGCATCAATGATTATCTTTAGATTTTTCATGGTACATACACCTGTTTTATATCTTTTTTATTAGGCCCATAAGACTTAAATACATAATCCATTTCTCCAAAGTATCTTGAAAATTTTCTACTAAGATTAAACACATCACAATGTGTAATTACTAGATTTTTATTAATTATCTTTCCATAAATTTCTTGAAAATTACACTCTATTGCATATTCAAATAGGTCTTTTTTCAATACACCAGTAGTAAATGATCCTTGATGCTTATTGTTTCTATTATGTTCCATTTCATATTTGTACTTATTACTAGAACTCATTCTTAATTTCAAATTACTATGTTTAGTTAAATAACTTCTAGTAACATAGTATATATCAGTAAAACTCCAAATATCATTAAAGTCTTTTTCTAATAATTCAAATATATTCTTAGAAGTAGTATTTGATCTAGTTACATATGGAAAGAATCCATAATGTTGATCTAATAAAGTACCTTGTGCGCCTTCAAATATTAAATTATAGCTATATATATCAGGTATTTCATCTATATTATTTACAATTTTGATAGACCCTATTTTAAGAATTGCATTACAAGCATTTAAAAATTTACTTATTTTTACAGTCTCGTTTGGCATTAACTTATAGTACTTTTCTTCTATTAGTTTTAGTTTTAATTTTAATACAGTAGGGTACATTAAATCTCTTGCTTTTAAACTAAAGAAATTTTCTTCCCTTTCTAATGTAGCTCCAAAACCAACTCCTACAGTACTGATTTTATCAAAAGAGTGTAATACTCTATTGTGTAATATATCATAAGGAGTAGTTATTGGGCACTCTTTATCTATATATAATACAGGAGTAACTCCTTTTTTATCAAGTATAGCAAATTCTCTTAGTAATCCTTCTGGCTCTACAGTACAAAATCTACTCCAATAAGTAGGATGCCCATCTAGACTACCTGATCCAAAATTAGAAAAAGTATGTACAAAATCTTCTGTTACAGTATGGCCTGCTTGATGCCCTCCATTAAAACGAACAACTAGTGGCTTTTTAGAAGTAGAACAAAGGTAAGAGGTTACTAACCCCTTACCTTCGTCTCCAAATCCTAAGCCTATTACAGCTTTTGCTTTCATCGTCTTATAAAAGTATCATCATTACTAGGTTTGTTTTCTTCTACTATAGTAGCAGGTTTACTAAGAATATTAACTGCAATAATATTTGCTATTTCTTTAATATCAGAAGTAACAAATAAATTATTCCCTAATAATTCTTTCCATTCAGGATTAAGTCTTCTACTACCATGTTCTATAAAAATGTGATAAACATCATTTTTTTCAGAAGCTAATTTATAAGCTTCTTCCATAGTAATAGTGTCGCTTTGCATACTTATGTTTCCTATAATCTCAACAAGTCTATTTTTTGAAATAGTACGCAAACAAGGCTCATCACCAATAGTAATTACTTTTCCTTTAACTTTATTCTTTAACCAGGCATCAGATAAAGTACAAAAATGAGAAAATAACCATGCTAACAAATAACTTTCTCCTGCATTTCCACCACCGTTTCCTTCTAAGTAAGTTTTTGTTAACCAATTATCTAATTCTGCATCTCCACTTTCAAATTGTCCTACTTGTAAAGGGTATCTGTCGTATTCATGATCCCCAATAGCTCCAAACATAAGAGCTATATCTATATTAGTTTTTTCTAATAATGTAGACATTATATGAGGCAGTCCTTCTGCTAACATTACTTTTGGTATGTCCATCATACTTCCAGTAACATCTAGATAAAGTTGTACTGGAATAACATTAGGGTGTAAATCAGAGTACCTACTTTCTCTTATAACATTAAGAGGACTCATTAAATGATGCCCATGTCCTACGCTCTGTTGAGTAAAGACATTATTAAAAACTTTATTATCTGTAGTTACATTGTGATAATTTTGTGCTGTAGCTCTTGTTAGTCTATCAGACGTTGAATAACTTGCGTTTCCCATTATTTGTTGAATAAATATTTAAATCGTTCTCTTGCTTCTTCTAATTGTATTTTTCTATCTCTTATTTGTAGAGTTAGTCTTAAATCTGAATCTATAAATTGCTGAGGTGAAAAATCTTCTACTTTTATAATAGTAGTAGTATTATCTGGAGAAAGGTCTAATGCTCCTTCTCTTTCTCTTTCTAGTCTTTTTACTTCTATTTCTAAATCTTCTACCTTTCTTCGATAGACTAGTTCTGCATCATCTGATATGGCAATTGCCCTATCTTCTTTTATTCTCTTATTATTTCTTTTAAGAGATTCTGCAAATGCTCCTGATTTGTTTTCTAATGTTTCCATTTTTTTAATTAGTTACTGGTTCGTAAGTTTTTTCAAATATGTCTTTATAGACCAACCATTTTTCTCCTTGTATTCCTACACATATATAATGTTCTCCAAAATCTCCAAAGTGCATTTGGCTTTCCATAGTTTTTATATACGGTGTTCTTTTATTATTATACATATCATATCCATGTTGATCTCCTTCTTCAAATAATTTAGCTTTTACTGTAGCTGTTTTTCTATACTCTTTATACATATTATTATTTTTCAAGTTCTTCTCTTTCTGCATCTAAATTTCTATTTATTGCAGCTTCTGTAGTAAACTTCTCTGGGTATCTTACTCTTAGTTTATTTATATTAGTTTGTAAAGCATCACTAAAGTCAATGCCCCATACAAAACATAAGAATTTATAAAATGCAAATACCTCAACAGCTGATTTTCTTCCTTCATGTATAAATTCTATTATTATTTCTAATGTCTGTTCAACTTTAGAATCTTCATCTAGATTATCTACTATAGATGATATACTAGATTTCATGTCTAAAAATATAAAATCTATTTCTTCTTCATCTTCTTTTGAAAAATTAATACCTAATAGAGTACATTCATTTGCATCATACCATAAACAATCTCCTATTTCTTCTTTTAGATTAACATAATCTATTGGTTTTTTGTATGCAAATCTTTTTTTAAATACATCTATTACTTCTCCTATCTCTGTTAAAAATCCTGAACTAGTATGAAGCACATTTCTATATTTACTTCCTAAATCAGAACAAGTTCTTTTAGCTTCAATTTGATATTCTGATATTGTCATTATTTTAGTCGGTTTAGTTCAAAAAGTATTTTGTTTATTATGGTATCATTTAATTTATTTTCATTTAATATATTTACTATATTAGCTTCTACTAGGTCTAATTCTGAGTTATACTCTTCATATAACATATTATTTTCTCTTTTTTGTAACATAATGTAGTATATTAACATTAGTAATAAACAAACATCTATTGCTATTGAGAATATATAAAAAATTTCGTTGTTCATATTGTGTTAAATTTTTTTTCGTAATGGTTTAATAAATGTTCTATGTACTTTACTAAGTATTTAGTGTTTTTATAAGATATGTAATAATGATTATGCTCTTTTGCATATTCATACTTTCTCTTTAGTATAAAGAATTGAGTCTTATTTATTTTTCCTAAAAGTTGTTCAAACTCTCCCATTTTCTTGTTTAAATAAAGTAGTCCTTCTTTTTACAGAAGGACTACTAATTACCAATCTATTTGTTTTATTTCTCTATCTATAAGATAGTCATTACACTCTCTAAACCCACCTATAAATTTATTCTTCATAACAGCAGGGTGTCCTGTTCTTATTACTAAATGATTTTCTTTGTTTTTAATACAGTTTTCAAAGGAACATGCTTCTGATCCCCATAACATAAAAACTATATTAGATTTAGTTTCAGATATTTTACCTATAACATATTCTGTAAATTCTCTCCACAACTGAGAATGAGAACCAGGTTTTTTTTCTTCAACTGTTAAAGAACTATTTAATAACAGTACACCTTGTTTAGCCCAACTTTCTAATGTACAATCGCTATCCCAGAAAGGCCCATATTCTTTATCTAATCCTTGGAATATGTATAATAGACTTGGAGGATATTTTTGCCACTTGTCTAAATCCACTGCAAATGCAAGTCCATTAGCATAACCATATAAGGGATAAGGGTCTTGTCCTAGAATTACTACTTTTACATCTTTAGGTTGTACAAAATCAAATGCTCTAAATACTACATCTTTATTTGGAAAAATTCTAGGCTTATATTTATTCTTGTAGTATTGTTCTATATTAGATAGAGACTTCTCTTTCAGTGTTTGAAAACTCATTGTCGTTTAGTATAAAAGGTATTGATTCTTTTTTTACATCAAACCCTTCAAACAAATCCTGTCCTAATGGTATTTTAACATTATAATCTTCTTCTAATCTCTTTCTTCTACTTTCACTTCTATGTAACACTTGATAGATAACAGAACTAGCAAATAGTTCCTTATCCTCTTGGAAAAAAGCTAAGTAATAAGTTAGTATTTTCTTCTTTGATTCTTCGGATATATAAGAATATTTTCCTTGTGTTATCAGGTCTACATCCTTTATAATCCCTTCTTTTATCTCGTAGTAATAGCCAACAAATCCTTCAATTAGTTTTTTTCTTTCTGTGTATATTGTAGTTTCTAGTATAGAAGAAATGTTAATGTCTAAAACTAACAGCATTAATTTATCCATTCTTGTACTATTATTGTATAAGTATGGATTTACAATTATATGTTTTATATTATTTAATAGAGAAGGTTCAAAAATTAATGGAAGAATAAATATAGCTGTTATATTGTGGCTATCCATTACTAATCGAACTACTTCTATACGCTCACTTATTTCAATGTCTCTAACAATTAAATGTATGTCATTTACAGTAAAAGTACTGTTAAGAACTATATTATAATTATCTTTCTTAGAAAAGCTAGAAGTAAATTTTAATTCTTTTATTCTGCCATCAGTTTTTTCTACTTTATAATAACTGCTACTAGGAAATTGTAATTCTATGTAACTAGAATATACAATTGTATTAACATCATTATATTTGTAGGCCGCTAACATTTAAAATGTTTTTAAAGAATGTAATACTCCTTCTTCTGTATTAAACAATAGAGCATCAAACTGCTCCTTATTACTAAAACTATTATATAATTCAGGGCTTTCTCTTTTAAGATCATCCTCATTTCTTAAAATATACAGTAATCTTAGATTCTCTGTAAAGTTAACAAAACAATTTGGAAAACCAAACTTTTCTTGGTATAATCTTATTATAGAAGGTATGTAATCATGAGAACCTTGTATGTTTAGTAAAAATGCTTCTGATTTTACTTCTCCTACCCCAGGAACTCCTTGTATATTATCTGTAGAATCCCCCATTATAAGTTGCTTACATAAAAACCTATATGCTTCTTCTGGTGTAGTTTCTACTACTATAGATTTATTATAATCATAATGTACCCCACTTAATTGTCTTAAAACATCTTTATCAGGACTACAAATAGTAGTACTTATTTCAGGATAATGCTTTTTAATATAGTGTCTAAGAATAGCCACTGCATCATCTGCTTCTAAATCTGTTAAAATACAAGATTGTTGTTTTAGGTACTCTTTAAGTCCATAAAATCTAGGAGGCTTTTTAGTATCCTTTCTATTTCCTTTATAAGGTCTTATTTGAGATAATTTATTTCTAAATGTTTTTGATTCAGACATACAAAGAATGTAGGCATCTGCTCCACACCCATCTACCATAGAATAAATTCTATTTTCTGCATCATTTTGACATTCTTCTAATGTTATTTCTTGAGATGCCTGTAGTGCAGAATAGTATAATATACTATCTGCATCTATCAGGGCTATCTTTTTAATTTCACTCATTTACTTGTTGTACTAGATCGTTATCTAGAGTCTCATCTTGTTCATGAACTTCACTATCTTCCCAGTCTATTGGTAAAGGCTCATCATCTCCTGTATCTTCTATATCTATATTTTCATCGTTATCAAATGAAAAATCTATTAAATCAATTGTAGGAGTTACATCAGTATTATCTGTGACGCTTACTGTAGTTTCCTTTAATTTATATCTTTCTATAAGATCTTTTTTGTATTGTATTAGCATCTTTTCTTTAATTAACTTAGCCGTATCTTCGTTGTTTATAGAAAAGTAATTTCTAGGTACAATATCATTAAAGTATTCTATATCTTCATTTGGTGTATTGTTAAATAAATTATTTATTAATGTAGTACTCGCTATTCCGAAATCATTATTAATAAGTAATTTATATGTACCCCTTGCTGCTAAAAGACAGTTCATTAATGGTTTTGCCCTAGGATAGTCATTAAAAAACAAAATAGTATCCTCATAGAAGAAAGTACTATTACGATTAGTATAATGAACTAACATTTTATCTACATATTCTTTTTTTATAAGAATAATAAATAGTAGTTTATGTTTTGTATTTATAATACCATAATTATGATAAGTGGCTTCATTTCCACTATAAGTTAAAAAGACTCTTTCTAAAAAACCAAATCTACAACTATCACTTGTTCCTACATTAACTAAAACATATCTATCGTCTATTAATTCTATAAAATCAAGTACTCCATATTTATACTCTAACTTTAACTTCGTCATGTTCTAATGTTAGATTAAATAAATCACATCTTACACTAAATGGCTCAGGATAAATTATGTCTTGTTCTCCATAATTTCCTTTATACATAGTATAATTTGATATTAAATTATTTAAAAGAGACACCATATAACCTGCTGTTATTGCTCCACAATGAGTAGTAGACTTAAAATTACATGATTCTTCTGGTATGCTCTTATCTTCTGGTAAGTGTTTTTCTAAATATTCTTGTGAATATTTTTCAAAGTTACCACTAAATTTAGAAATACCAAATACCATATTATTTTGAGCATTTGCTCTACCATCAATAAATATTACTGCTCTTGTTTCAGTTAGAAATCTTTTAAATATATGCTTTCTAACATCTAAGTTATCCACACAACAAAATATTATATCTCCTGTTAACCCAGTTTCTTCTATTTTTCTTAGACTAAAAGCTACGTCTTTTTTACTTGTAGACAAAGCTCTTAATATATCTTTAGTTTCAATTACTTTAAAAGAAAATACACTGTTTACAGAATAAAGTTGCCCTCCTAAATTTTCAATAGAAACTCTATCTGGGTCTACTAAATCTAGTTCATATCCTATTCTACTTAAATACAAAGCGGCCCATGATCCTATATTTCCTAATCCTATTATAGATACTTGTTTTAAAGTATCAGGCAACCAAATAGCATTTTTAAACCTGTCTGTTGAACTGGGTTCTTTTACTTCTTCTATTATAGAGTCCATTGTTCTACTTCATTAAATTTATGTTGTGTAGTTGTATTAGCTGTTTGTGTTTTAGCCAACTCTAATATAAAATCTATAGCCCCTACTTTATCCATCTTCTTTAAGTCGTGTCTGCCTTGTAAAGTTTTAATAATTACTAAATGAAAATTAGGAATATTATAAAAATCTATGTCTAATAAAGTAGTAAATTTATTTTCTATGATTTTTTTCTTCTTATCTGTTATTGCAGAAATATGATTACTTTTTAATAATGTATATACTTTACCCATATTAAAATTATCATCACATTCCATTAAGAATTTCTTATTTGCAAATAACTTAATAAAAATTTCTGCAACATTATTATAAGCATCAACATCTTTTTTTGTAAGACTACTTCCACTTTCACTTCCCACATTGCTAAATCCTATACTTAGTTGTTGTTTTTTTGCTTTTTCTTTTTCTTCTTTTATTTTTCTTTCTTCTTCTCTTTCTATTTCATTTACTAAAGAGTCTCGTTCTATGATTATTTCTAAGTCTATATAACCTACTTTTTTAGACGCTCCTTGCATACTAATAATTTGTTCTTTTTCATCTTTTCTATCTATGTTAATAGAAATAGGAAAAGCTAATCTAGCATTAAATCTTCCATTGTAATTAACAATTAAAGACACATAAAATAAGTTATGATCCTTAGTATTATCTTCCAATTCTGCTTCATCTACATTACTAAAAAAAGTAGCCATACTATGATGAGAATGTAACATTCCTATTCTGTCTACTCCTTCAAATATACTAGGAAACTTATCTATAAAAGAAGGCATGTGTTCTGTAATATTTACTTCTGTATTAGCTCCTATTGTACCTCCTGATCCTATGCTTACAAACATGAAATCTTTAGCTATTAATTCTATATTGTCTAAATCTCTTAGACTTCCTGATTTTATACTATATAACATAAGCCCTGCCCATTCTATTCCTGATTGAACTAACATATGAGCTTTTGTTACTCCTAATAACATTTTATCAGATATAAGTAATCTTCCTTTTTTATCTGATACTTTAATTAATTCTACTTTTCTAATAGTAGTTGTGGTTTCTTTAAATTGAGACATAATTTAAATTGTTTGTAATTATATTAGCTACTAATGTCGTTAAAACTATATTTGTTTCTATTTGTTTTTTATTAAAATTTACTGTAGAAATAAATTCTTTTTCCATTGATATTTGTATTTGATCGTAACTAAACCATAAAAAAGATTTCTCTACTGTATTTACTGATACGGCATTTTCTATTACATCTTCTAAAGTTAATGAGTCTATATCATTTTCAA